TTACAGCTGGAGCTGCAAACGATTTAGCTTTTCATGTTTCATATGTAGAGATGGTTGATTAATTTTAAGGAGGAAAGATAATTTATGCCTAGAATAATTAAACCAGCAGTAGGAAGTTTCACAGCATCAAACATAACTATTGACTCTTCAGGAAGAGTTGTGGCAGCGTCCTCTGGTGCAGGAGCAGCTAACATGTTAAGAACTTTTGTTCAAGCTAGCGATGGTTCTGCAACTTTTACTGCTCAACCTACAACAAGTAAACTTCACCTGTATTTAAGAGGTGCCGGCGGAGGTGGTGGATATGGTGGTCCTGGAGGTTCAGCCGGAGGTAATGGCGGTCATGGCGGTTTTGGATTTTTTAACGTGCCTGTATCACAACCTTTTTCTGTTCCTTATACGCTAGGCGCTGGTGGAACTGGTTCGAATCGTAACACAGGACAAAATTCTAATGCTGGAACAGCTTCAAGTTTTAATACAAATTTAGTAGCAAACGGAGGAAATGGTGGAAATAGACATCCAAGCACCTCTCCTGGAAACAATGGCACGCTTTCAAATGAAACTTATGCTTATATTGATGGCAATACTTATTCAGAGGCATCATCTGTAATGTTTACACCTGAAGGAATTACTTATGGTAGTAATATTAATACAACCAACAACCCTCAATTTGGTAGCCCTAGTAATAGTCTTAATAAAAGTGATATGAGAGTTAGTTGTGGTGGAATGGGTGGAGTTAGAGGTGGAGGAGATCAAGCCCCTGTTATTCAAAATGGAGGATCGGGACAAGATGGATCTGTCGTAATTTATGAGGACATAGCTTAATACCATGGCTTATTTAGTATTTAAAAATGAAGAGGGTTTGGTTAGAGAAGCAACTACTTTTATTAAAGCAGCAAAAACAGAAGCTGATTTACAATCAATTCATAATGGACACACCGCTTCAGTGGATATAATTGAAATAACAGATGCAGAATATGATGATTTTGTAAATGGTAACAAAAAATTAACAGTTACAAATGAAGTTCCTTCTTTGACAGATTTAATTTGGCCAGATCCTAATGATGAAAGTATGCTTTTAAATAAAGAATCTTTTGAAGCACTAATGGAGGATTACAAAGAAGGTTTAGTTAAGGCTATAAATAGAAAACCTAATCACTCTCAAATAGGAAAAGTAACAGCTGCTTTAGATTTTATAACTAATTTTGATTCATCAAATATTTCTTATCCAACAACAGACATCGTACAGAAATTAAAAATAGCGGATAAATACGTAAACCTAAATTGTATTTAATAGTTTACTTTCTTTAAAAATCATATATATTTTAATTATGAAAGATAATATTATAGAATTTCTGTACCCTGAAAAAACTAAAAAAATTCTTGAAGAAATTTTTCCAATAAAAGCCACTCAAAATATACCACAATGGTTTAAAGATTTAAATCACTCTTTTCCATTTAAAACTATAAAAGGATGTATGCCTTTTTTAGACACACTTACAGCTGGTTATATTTTAAAAATGCCACAAGATTTTTATGTCAAACACAATCATGTTCAACGCGATAAAAAAGATAGCTCTCGAAATTTTGCTTATGGAGTCTGTGAACAACATTTAGAGGATTTATATTTAAATTTAAACGATAACTCTCAACAATTACATGGTATAGATCAATTAGGTGGAAAAAAAGGAGGGTGTCCTTTTGTTGAAAAAAATAAAAATTTGCCCCTTTATAAAATACTAAACCCTTTTAGAATTAAAACACCCCCTGGTTATTCATGTTTATTTGTCCCTCCGTTAAATAATAAAGACGATAGGTTTGAAATTATATCAGGAATAGTTGACACGGACACTTTTCCTAATTACATTAATTTTCCAATTGTTTTAAATGGTGATAAATATCCTGTTTTAGAAACCATTATTGAAAGAGGAACACCTTACGTTCAGATAATACCGTTTAAAAGAGATTCTTGGAGAATGTTAATTAAAGAGGATAATTTAAAAAGACCTGAGACTGAACTAACAGTAATGGGGAGACTCATACATAATTATAAAAAATTATTTTGGAGTAAAAAATTATGGAAATAGATAAATTTATTAAAGTATATGATGATGTATTTGAATTTACTAAAGTTGCTAGTTTAGTAAAATATGCTGCTGATAAAATTAAATTTGAAGATGCATTAATAATAAATGATAAAAATAATCAAATTATAGAAAAAAATATAAGAAAAACTAAATCTTATGCTTTTAAAACAAATAGTTTGACATCAGTGCATTGGGGTCAATATCTACGTTACATTATTCGTAGAGCGTTTACTAAATATAATTCAAATCATAACACTGTTGCAAAACAAATTTCAACAATAGAAATTTTAAAATATGAAGAAGGTGGTTTTTATAATATTCACTCAGATCACCATCCTACAATTCCTAGAACTTTAAGTGTAATTATATTTTTAAATAATGATTATGAAGGTGGTGAATTAAATTTTCATAATCCTTTTAATAATGAAATATATCAAACAATAAAACCACATCCTGGTAGATGTATAATATGGCCCTCTAATTTTATATATCCACATTCTGTATCACCAGTTACGAAGGGGACGCGTTATGCGATTGTATCATGGCTAATTTAAATTGGAAATATAAATTAGTACCGAAACTTTTAAATGCAGCTGAAATAAAACTTGCTCGTGAATATTGTATAGAAAAGCACATGACTAATGATAGTGACTTTGATGAAGTTCAAAATAATTGTGCCGATACTGGTTTTTATAAAGATCCTTTAATGCAAGTATTTTCAAAAAATAAAAAGAAAATAATAGAAAAAAATACTAATTTAAAACTTTATTCAACTCATACTTATTGGAGATGTTATACATATGGCTCTGATTTAAAAAAACATAAAGATAGAAAATCCTGTGAAATAAGTGTTACGATTGCTATCGGTTCAGACGGAAAATACGAATGGCCTATTTATATGGATGGAGAAAAAGTAAATTTAAAACCTGGTGATGGTGTTATATATCAGGGGTGTGAAGTCGAACATTGGCGAGAACCCTATGAAGGAGATTATCACATACAAACTTTTTTACATTATGTCGATGTTAATGGAAAATATTCTAATCACAAAGGAGATGCTATAAATGAAAATCTTGCAAAATAAACAGGATGGGTCAGGTAGAATTATATTTACCGATCAAGAAATTGAAATATTAAACGATAAAGGATATTTTGAAGTAGATGCACTTACTTTAAAAAAAATAAGTAATCATTTAGTAAAATTAGCTGCTGAAATTCACGAGTATTTACCAGAGGAAGCTCTTAAAATACAATCGTTTAATGACGAACATATACAAATTAAAAAAGAAAAATAATTTTTGAAACTAGTTTATTCAGTGCCAGGTAAAATTTGGTGTATATCTAATTTTTTAGACCATAATATGTATAAAGGTATTCATGATGCTATTATTAAAAATAGAAAAAAAATAAAATTAGAAACTGTAAAAGGTTTGTGGAATGATAAACTAATTAAAAATATTTTGCCTCCTATGAAAACTTCAGTAAATAATTATGAACCTTTTGAAAATTTAAAAAATTTGGTTAAACACAATCCCTACTTTAAAATAAATAATTTAAAAGACATATCAACTACGATTCATTACATGGAAAAAGGAACAGGTATTAATTGGCATGATGATCATAGTTGGAGATATGGGGCTACATTTTATGTAAATCACAAATGGAATAGATCATGGGGAGGTGAATTTATGTTTATGGACAAAAATCACCATGGCTGGATGCCGCCTGTAGGTAATTCTTTAATTATTGTTAAAGCTCCTATGTTACATAAAGTTAATTCAATTTTAAGTCCAATTATTCCCAGAATTTCTGTTCAAATCTTTATGAAGTAAAATTAGGTGATAGATTTTAGACTTTATTCTAATAAAAATCTATAATATAGTCTTGATATGCTACAAAAAATAGGATTTCAACCAGGTATTAACAAACAAATTTCAGAAACCACAGCAGAGGGTCAATGGGTGGACTGCGATAATGTTAG